ATTATAACAATGATAAAAACATTACAAATAAAAACTGAAAGATATAGTAAATCAAAAATAACATTAAGACAATTAGTTAATCTATATCCTAAAATTAAAGTAGATTATTCTATACAAAGACCATTTAGGTGGTCTGAAAATAGATTTAGAGAATACTTTAGTTCATCACTCGAAGGTTTAGGAAATAAAAGATTATTAGTTTCCGATATAGCTGGTTGTCTCAATTATTCTGAGGAAGTTAGTGATTGGGATTCATATGTATGGTTTGAAAAATTATTACAAAATAATTTTGAAAAAGTAAGTATAGATGGAAATAGTAGGACTACTGGAAGTGTTAAGAATATAACTGAAGGTTGGGGAGCACAATATTGGAATAATTATGTTTTAAAAGATAAGATGGGAGATTTACATACTTTCAATTTTGATTTGTATAGAAAATTTATTAAAGGGAAACAAGAAAGTAAATTACAATTTTCTTTATATGACATATCAAGTGATGAGAAAATTTTAAATTCTAAAATAAAAAAATATACTTTAGTTGGTGGTAAAAATAAAAAACATAATCTTGAAAATGAAGATATAGAATACCTATTGAGATTTTATAATCATATTCTTGACAATACTTGGTATGAATTATATAATTATGATTCACTTATAAAACCTGAATTAGGAATACTTTTTGTGAATGAAAACCAAAATGAAAAAATTGTAGAACAAGATATAAGAAATGCACAACCAAAACCAATTTCTGATATAATTAGAAATGTATGTGATGAAACTACAACACTTGGTAAAATGTGGAAATCAACGATATCAGATGCTGTATACTTAAAAAGAATGCATCAAGAGTTAACAGCTTTCGGTTTAATGTTTTTAAGGAACAAATCATCTTTTATTAATGGTGGTACAAAGAAATTAACACAATCTGAATTAACAAGTTTTTATAAAAACTCTTCTGATGATTTTGAATTGACAAGTGAAGAAACAAAAATTTTAAATTTAATTCCAAATTGTGTTAATTGTGATGGTGACTTTCAAAGTCAAGTATTTAAAGAAAAATCTAAATTTTTTGATTACTTAGCTATTTGTGAAGGTATAGTAAAAAATAATTGTAGTACGACAACTATTAATTGGAAACTTATTAGAGAGGAAAGAAATAATTGGTTTACAGAAAAAAATAAAAAAATTGATTATAAGATTTCAGCCGAAAAAAGAGGGAACTTTCATGCTTATAGAGGTTCTATTAAAAAGTTTCCAAATAAAGATTGGTATGGAGATATCACAAATAATTTGATACAAAAATGGATAGATGATGGTATCTTAATTAAGAGGGAAGATAGAGTACAATTTCCTAAATGGGTATACGAATTAAAATATTATGAACAAGATGGAATATGTAGTTTAACAAATAAAAAAATTCCAGAGAGTGAAATGTTTGATGGTACTAAATGGGTAATAGACCACAAGACACCTCTTGATGCTGGTGGTACTAATGATTTAGATAATCTTTATCTAGCAGAGTTTTCTGCAAATAGTAGTAAAGGTTCTAAATTAAATTATAAAGTAGTGGAGGCTGTTTAATGAATATAAATAAATTTACAGAAGAAGTTGATAATAAAGTAGAATATAAATACAGATGTTTGGTTTATCCCAATATAACTTATCAGAAAGATTTTACTAAAGATAGTTACTATATTATTATGTCAAGAGTATTAGAACATCTTACAAAGTTAAGACCTGACATTCATTTTACAGTATTAACTCCTGAAATTATGCCAGGTTTTCAATATAAAAATACTGAACAGGTAATTTACGAACAACCAAGTTATCCAAATACAATGAGATGTCATTTTGATACTAAACGACTAATGGAAATTATTGATTGGAAAAATAAAGATTGGGATTTTGTTTATACTTACTTACCTGAACATACTTTACAACTTAAAAATTTGTTTTATAATGTAACTAATTGTAAACCAATATTCTTTGGTTATTGTGCTTATATTGAAATACCAGCGACAACAAAATATGATATGAGTATGTTACATGCTAATTTTAATGGTATTTTAGAAATGAACACTTGTGGTGTTAACTCTCAAGCTTTAAAAGATGAAATACTAAAACAAGCTAAAGTTCATCTTAGTGGTGATGAAATTAAACGAATGGAAAAAATAATAAAACCATTATATAGAGGATGGGATAATGTTGAGGGTGAAAGAAAAGAACCAATAACAGATGAGAAAATAATTGTTTTTAATCATAGACCAAACACTTATAAAAGTTACCCCTGGTTTTTAAAACAAATGGATAAGCTTTGGGAACAAAGAAAAGATTTTAAAGTATGGGTGCCATTATCAAATACAAAAGATAGAGAATATATTTATATAGATAAGTTCAATAGACAAGGTTATTTTACTGAACTATCTAAATGTTGGGTTGGTGTATGTGGTAAATCATATCACAAAGGATGGGTTAATTCAGCTGCTGATGGTATGAGTGTTGGAACTCCATATGTATTTTTAAATGCTGATTATTATTCCGAATGTATAAAAGACTCTGGTATATATTTTAATGATGATGATGAATTTATGAAAAAAATAAACAAAGTACTTGATGATGAAAATTATAGAAATGAATATTCTAAAAAATCTAAAAAAATTGCTAAACAAAATACTTGGGAAGAAATTGTAAAACAATATAATCAACATTTTATATTAGCAGAAAACGAATTAAAACAACTAAAAAATGAAACAGATTCTTATTTAAAAATGAAAAAATATATTTTAAATAAAGGTTATGTTTCTAAAAGACAATTAAAATCATATTTGAATTGGGGTATAAGAATACCATTCGATTCATATAGAAACAAATTGAGACAAGAAAAAAATAT